CGATGACCTTAAAACTCATTATGACAGAAAGCAAAATGAAAGTAAGCAGAAAACTGAAGAGTTAGAAGCAAAAATTAGACTTGCTGAAAAAAGTCAAGCTATGGCAAACTATACACCGCCAAAAACTGACGATGAATTAAAAAAGTTTAAGGAACAATATCCAGATGTGTATGATGTGGTAGAAACTATATCTCAAAAGCAAGCATCAAAACAAGTAGAATCTTTACAAGAAGAAGTTCAAACACTTCGTAAACGTGAAGATGAACTAGTTGTACAAAGTGCTTACAGAGAATTAGTTAATGCTCACTCAGATTTTAGTGAATTAAAAGATTCACCAGATTTTATAGATTGGTTGAACAATCAACCTTCATCTATATCAGATGGTGTAACTAAAAATAGCAAAGATTCTAAATGGGCAATTCGTGTTGTTGACTTGTACAAAGCGGACAATGGAGTAAGTAAGAGCAAACCAAGTTTTAATACTAGTGCAGCCCAAAGCGTGACAAGGACAAAGGCCAAGTCTGTAAACACTTCTGGCAACTCTGATAAAAGAATTTGGAAGCAGTCCGAGATTCAACGAATGAACTCAAGGACTTATGAAAAGTTCGAGAATGAAATTGATGCTGCCTTTAAAGAAGGGCGTGTTGATACTCGAGCCTAATTAACTTAACCTTTATAGGAGAATAATTATGGCGATAACATCATCAGCCGGTTATGACAACTTACCTTCGGGTAATTGGCTTCCGGCGATATATTCGCAAAAAGTTCTCAAATTTTTCCGTAGAAGCTCTGTTGTTGAGGGTATCACTAACACTGATTATGCGGGTGAAATTGAGAATTACGGCGACACCGTAAAAATAATTAAAGAACCTACAATTTCTGTAAGTTCTTATACAAAAGGTCAAGCTACTAATTTACAAAATCTTGCTGACGACCAAGAAACCTTAGTCGTAGATACAGCAAACTATTTTGCATTTAAAGTAGATGACGTAGAAGAAAGACAATCCCATGTAAATTGGGAATCACTAGCTACTTCTTCTGGAGCTTATGCTCTTAAAAGAAAATATGATAGTGATATTTTAGAAGCAATCTCTACAACTTCTGGAATCAATGCGGGTACAGCAGTAACTGCTAATACAGGTGACTTATGTCACAGTGTTATAGCAGAATCAGCTAGACTTCTTGATGACCAATCGGTACCAGAAGAAAATAGATGGTTTGTAGCACCTCCAATTTTTTACGAAGGATTGGGAGCAGCAGCTTCAAAAGTTATGGACATGTCTGTAATAGGAAGTGGCCAATCTCCATTAACTAATGGATTGGTATCAAATATTACTGTTTCTGGTATGAAACTGTATAAAACAACAGCGTTAAATAGGTCTGGAACTGATATTGTAACAATATCCGGTACTTCTAATGCTTTCTTTTGTATGGGTGGACATATGTCTGCTTGTGCAACTGCTTCGCACATTGCGAAAACTGAAGTTGTTAGAGACCCAGATTCTTTTTCTGACGTAATTAGAGGATTGCATGTTTATGGTAGTAAGGTTTTAAGACCCGAAGCTATCACTAGAACAGCAGTTGTCTTAACATAATAGGGGGGACGTAATATGACAACACTTGCAAAAGCAACTGGCGGCACTACTGGACACGTTGCCAGTAGACGCAAGCCTTACTATGTAGAAAATACTATTGATTTTTCTGTAGATGACCCTGCAGCAAACGATATAGTACAATTCCTTAATATCCCTGCTGAAACATGCGTTATGGCATCGGGTCTTGAAGTTTTGACGGTATCACCTTCTAGTGTAACACTAGACTTAGGTTGGACAGCAACTTCTGGAAATCTAGGTACTGATTTAGATAGATTTGTTGATGGGCATGATTCAACTGCACTCGGAATAGCGGCTGTTGCAGCGGCTACTGCGGGATGGGTTACATACAAAGTGGCTGATACTATTGACGTAAAAGTACTTGGTGCTCAAGATACCTCTGGTAAAATCAGAGTCTGGGCAGTTATGTGTGATATAAGTGGCTCAGACGAGACTGCTTCTAACTCATAATAATTAAATTTATTGGGGGCCTTGTGCCCCCTTTATAAAATAAATGAAAAAATATTTTTGTTCAGTTTATAACGAACCAGAAAAAAGATTTAGTTCAACTAATGACGCAGATGGGTGTTGGGAGAGTACCCGTTTAAATTTAAAAAAAGATTATTTTCCCGGAAGTCCTAATATTATGTTTTGGATTAATGGTGTACTAGAAACAATGTTTTGGGCACCTAAAAAATGTGATGATGGAACAATGCGACCTCTTGGTATTAAAGAATGTACTTTTATTTGGAATAACAAAATAGAAGAATATGAAGGAGAGTGTACTCAATGTGGTCAATGCTGTGGATTATACGAAAATAAACCATGTAAATATTTGAGGGCATATGAAACTACTACATAAAGAAAGTAAAATTAAAATGGATTATAAAGGCAGACCAAATGGTAAAGTTTGGGATGGAACATCTACACAAGTAATACAACCTATAGATAATAGTGATTACTTAGAAACAAGAATAGATATTATAGAAAATAAATTAGATAAGCTAATAGGTGTATTAAGTAGTAGACAACATGAATTAACTAGAGAAATGAAAGAAAAATAATATGGGTACTTGTAAAATTTGTGGACATGAATGTCATTGTAGTAATACTGGCTCATGTTGTGGTGGAGAATGTCATTGCAATTGTTGCGAACATGAAGAAATAAAATCAGAGATATAATGCTTAAAAAAATTAAAAAACCTAAAATTAGAGAAACTTCTGCTTTAACTAAAGACGGATATGGATTAGTTAAATTAACTAAATTAAATGAATTAGGGTATCCAGTAAATGACCCCTATGGATTATCAGCAGCTTTTTGTAATGAAAAAGCACCTTTTACTGTATTTAAATTTTTAAGGAGAACATAATGGCTAAACAAGGACTATACGCAAATATTAATGCAAAGAAAAAAGCAGGTACAAGTAATACTAAAAAAAAATCAACTATAACACCAGAAGCTTACGCTAACATGCAAGCAGGATTTCCTAAGAAAAAAAAGAAAGCAATGTATGGTGGCAAAATGACAATGCCAAAGAAAAAATTAGTAACAGGTGGTCAAGTTAAATTAGATGTAGCAGAACCTAAAGGTAAACTAACTGCGGCTGATTTTAAAAAACTTGGTAACAAAAAAATGTACGGTGGTAAAATGAAAAAACCTATTAATAAAATGTATGGTGGTTCTATGAAAACACCTACTAAAAAAATGTATGGTGGTAAAATGAACATGAAGAAAGGTAAGTAATGAAAGGCGTAAAACATTATACAAAAAACGGAAAAGAATGGAAAGGTACTTCTCACAAAATGAAAGATGGTACAGTACATACTGGTAAAACACACACAGCTAGTTCTAAAAAATTAGTTCATTTTAAAGATTTATCTGCAAAAGCTAAAAAAGTAGCTAAAGCTTAATGGTTGCTAAAAAGTATCAAAATCCCAAGGGTGGATTAAATGAAGCCGGGAGAAAACATTTTGAAAGTAGAGATGGAGGAAATTTAAAATCCCCATTAAAAACAGGTACAAGTCCTAGAAGAGTTTCTTTTGCTTGTAGATTTGCAGGAATGAAAGGCTCTATGAAAGATGAAAAAGGAAGACCAACAAGAAAAGCATTAGCGTTAAAAGCTTGGGGTTTTGGAAGTATAGGTGCGGCATCTAAATTCTGTCAAACCCATAAAAAGTCTTGACAAAATGGTAATTTAGTGTATAATATATAAAGGGAGACATGGCTACAACATACTTAACATTAACAAATAATGTATTAAATGAACTCAATGAAACTGAGTTAACATCTACTACTTTTTCAAGTAGTCGTGGAATACAAACAGCCGTTAAAAAATTTATTTTAAAAGCTATGCATGAGATATACAATAGTATATCAGAAATACCAGATTTATATCTATCAACTACTCAAGATACTAATGCAGGTCAAAGAGAGTACGCTCTTCCTAGCTCTGCGTCTCCCCAAAGCACAGACTTACCTTACAGAAAAATGGATTGGCAAACTTTTAGGTTAGTTCCTAAAGAGTTAGTTACTAATGGAGAATTTACTAGTAATATAACTAGTTGGACTACTATAGCAGGAGCAGGAAGTGCGGCTTACAATAGTGGTGGTAATGGTAGAGCTAGATTAAATGATTTTGCTATTCACCAATCTGTATCAACTGTAGTAAACAAAGATTATAGAATACAAATAAGAGCTTTTGATTCTAATAGTACAGGACAAGCTTTAAAAGTACAAGTAGGTACTGCTGCAGAAGGAACACAAAATTTAAGTACAACATTAACAGTTACAGATTTTGGTGCAGGAGCAGTTTTAGATACATCATTTACTGCAACAGCACAAACAACTTTTATTACATTAAATAATACATCAACTGCTACAAACATGGATGTTGATTACGTTAGAATATCTGAAAATATTCCAGTAAAAAAATTACGATACATAACTTATGATGACTATAATAGAAGACTTTTAGAAAGAGATTTAAATAATTCTTCTTCTTCATACGACACACCAAATATAGTTTACGCAACACAAAATAAAAAATTTGGTTTATCACCAGTCCCAGATGCAAGCAATTATACTATACAATATGAATATTGGAAAGTACACACTGATTTATCTGCCCATGATGACACTATGGATTTAGATGATAGATTTAAAGATATTATAATAAATAGAGCAAAATATTACGCTCATATTTTAAGGTCTGATTTACAATCAGCACAACTTGCTGATAGAGAAGTTAAAGAAGCATTAAAAGCTATGAGAGTAGAGTATATTAATAACGCATCATACATGACAGACCATAGAGTTAATCATGGTGGTCGTGTAGGTTCTGGAGGATTTTAGTGCCATACACAGGTATGCAAAAACCTATGGTAGTAAGTTGCTCTGGTGGCTTAGTATTAAACAAAGATGTTTTTGCTATGCATCCCGGAGAAGCTTTACAATTACAAAATTTTGAGCCAAGTATTGAAGGCGGTTATAGAAGATTAAATGGAACTACATTATATAATTCAACTATAGTTCCTGAAGTATCAGCTTCTAGTGAAAGAATACAAATGTCTGCTATATTTAATGACCTTATTATAGTGGCTAGAGGGGGGACAGTTTCTACTGGTTCAACTTCTGGAAGTTGGACATCAAGAGCAACAAGTAAAGGTACTACAAATACTTACGATTTTGATAAATTTAATTTTGATGGTAGTAATAAAATAATTATTGCTACAGGGCAATCAGCGGCATTTACTTTAAATACAAGTTATTCAGAAGATATTATAAATGCAACAGGTGGAGGTACTGCTCCAACAAATCCTAAATTTGTAAAATCATTTGCTAACCATATGTTTTATGGGGGAATGTCTAACGAAACATCTACAATAACATTTTCTGGCCCTTATACAGAAGATGATTTTGATACTGGAGCAGGCTCTATTATTATGGGAGATGTTGTAACTGGATTAAAAGTATTTCGTAATGAACTTTTTGTCTTCTGTCAAAATAGTATATATAAAATAGCAGGAACAAGTTCAAGTACATTTGCTAAAGCCGAAGTAGCAAAAGGTATAGGTACATTAGCTCATCATTCAATTCAAGAAATAGGTGGTGATATTATATTTTTAGCAGCCGATGGTATTCGTACTATTGCGGGTACAGCAAGAATTGGTGATGTAGAGTTAGGTACTGTATCAAAACAAGTACAAGACAGAATAAATGATATTGAGTACGATAATGTAACATCTTTAGTTATTAGGGATAAGTCCCAATACCGTTTGTTTTATCCAATAACAAATGGTGGAGAAGCAAACTCAAAAGGTTTAATGGCTGTTATAAAACAAAATCCTAACACACAACAAATGGGATTTGAATACGCAGATATAAAAGGTTTAAAAGTTTCTAGTTGTGATTCTGATTTAATTAGTAATGTAGAAACAACTGTATCTGGTGGTTATGATGGTTACATTTATAAACAAGATGATGGAAATGTTTGGACAAGAGCAGGTCTAACAACAACTATGGATGCAACTTTTCGTTCTCCAGATATGACAATGGGTGACCCCGGCGTTAGAAAAAATATGCAAAGAGTTAATGTTAACTGGAAGCCAGAAGGACTAGTAAGTGCTAGTATGTTTGTAAGATATAATTATGATGATAGTGATACTCCACAACCAGAAGCGTTTACTTTAGAAACAACAGGAAGTGGAGCAATATTTGGAAGTGGTGCATATGGTACAGCAGTTTTTGGGCAAGGAGATTTACCAATAACAAGACAAGGAATAGAAGGCTCTGGTTTTGCAGTAGCTTTAAAAATAACAGACACAAGTTCTAATAACCCATGGGCGTTACGAGGATTTGAATTAGAATTTACACCGGGAGGAAGAAGATAAATGGGAGCAACATACACAAGACAAAGCTCTAGTAACATTGTTGATGGAAACGTCATTGAGGCATCTGATTTAAATAATGAATATAATCAGCTATTAGCAGCATTTGTTGCATCCTCAGGGCATACCCATGATGGTACTGCGGCAGAAGGTGGCCCAATTACAAAGTTACTTGGTAATACATTAACATTTGGAGCGGCTACAGCAGGAACAGATATAACAGTTACATTTGATGGTGAATCAAATGATGGTGTTATAAAGTGGATGGAAGATGAAGATTATTTTGAATTTTCAGATGACTTACTTGTAGCAAGCACAGAAAAATTACAATTTAGAGATACGGCAATATATATTAATTCATCTACTGATGGACAATTAGATTTAGTTGCGGATACAGAAATACAAATAGCGGCTACAACTGTAGATATAAATGGTAATGTAGATATATCTGGTACTTTAACAGTAGCAGGTGCGTTAGACTTTGGTGATGCAACATTATCAAATGTAGGTGCTGTACAATTAGATTCAATTGCAGGTGATGGTGATACAAATACATCAATTACTTTTAGTGGCTCTGATGTTATTACAGTAGCTACAGGTGGTGCAGGTAGATTAACTATTGGTGACGGAGCATTATCTCCTGTAACAAATAATCAAATAGATTTAGGAACTTCTTCTTTAGAATTTAAAGATGCTTTCTTTGATGGAACAGTAACAGCAGATGCTTTTGTAGGTAACATAACAGGTAATGCAACTGGTACTGCGGCAACTGTAACAGGTGCGGCTCAATCAAATATAACAAGTCTTGGAACACTAACAACCCTAACTGTTGATAACGTAATTACTAATGGAGCAACAATAGGGCATACTAGTGACACAGATTTATTAACTTTAGCAGATGG